GTATACGATTACATTGACAATGTTGTTACTGACCTAGATAAAGACCGAATCAAACAAGAGGTATCTCACTTGATGAAAGAAGCACAAAACATGGAGATTGCATAATGAGTGCAACACATGGTGGTAAAGGAAGTAAACAACGTCCAACTGGTGACCAAAAGAAGTTTGATAATAACTGGGATGCAATCTTTGGTAAGAAAGACCCACCGAGTGCGGTAGACGATTGCGCTACTGTCACCGAAGAGTCTGCGATGTGGGAACACTATTGTACCGCAGAGGCGACTAAGATGAGTGTTGGTAAGGGTCAAGAATGTAACTGGTGTGGAATGACCGAAAAATAAATTTGACTTTATATGATGAGTGTGGTATTATAACCCAATGATTAATTTTAAGAAACTTCGTTTTAAGAATTTCCTGAGTACAGGGAATAACTTCACCGATATCAGTTTTGATGATACTCCGACTACCCTAGTGGTAGGACACAATGGTGCGGGTAAGTCCACTATGTTGGATGCCCTGTCGTTTGGACTGTTCGGTAAACCCCATCGTAAGATATCCAAGAACCAACTGATCAATACTATCAATGGCAAAGGTACATTGGTAGAGGTTGAGTTCGATATTGGTAAACAACAGTACAAGGTTATCCGTGGTATCAAACCTAATAAGTTTGAGATATGGGTCAATGGCAATATGGTGAATCAAGATTCCCATGCCAAAGAATACCAGTCGATGCTCGAGAAGAACATCATCAAGTTGAATCACAAATCTTTCCACCAGATTGTAGTACTTGGGTCATCATCCTTTGTACCATTCATGCAGTTGGCGGGTGGGTCTAGACGTGAAGTGATTGAAGACTTACTTGATATCAATATGTTCTCTAAGATGAACTCTCTGTTGAAAGAGAAAGTATCCTTACTCAAAGATCAGATTGCGGATAACACACACAAAATCAATCTAGTTGATACCAAAATCAATGCACAGAAGAAGTATCTACGTGACCTGAGTGCGATATCTAGTCACCAGAAGAAACAGAAGTTAGATACTATCAGACAGTTGCAAGATGATATTCGTGTACTCAATGAGAAGAATGCCGAGGTGACCAAGGAGGTTACCGAATCCAAGGAAGTCACTACCGAGATTGTTAGTGTGGGTAAGGAAATACAATCCCTCAATGAGTTTGCGGCTGGGTTCAAGGCACAACAAAAGGATGTGGTCAAACAAGCAAAGTTCTTTGAAGAGAATGACAAATGTCCTACTTGTGATCAGGATATTGATCGTAAGTTGAAAGAGTATCATCTAAACAAATGTAAGACTCGTGCGGGTACTATTGATGGTGCGTTGAAAATGCATGGTTTACGTAAGTCTGACTTGGATGCAAAACTCGAAGAACTCAATAAGATGCAAGACCACATCCGCAGTTGGCAGTCTAAGATTGATGCCAACACTCAAGAGATTATGAGTATCAACCGAAACATCGATACTCTTAATGGTGAGATATCTCGTATTGATGAGGGTACTGGTGACCTATCAGAAGCAAACTCTGACCTAGAGACATTGCGTACCGATAAGGAAGAGTTGCAAGACTCTAAGTATCGACTAAACGAACAGTTCTCGTATAACCAAGTGTATGCAGAGTTACTCAAAGACACTGGTATCAAGACCAAGATTATTAAACAGTACTTGCCTGTCATCAATCAATTGACCAACAAGTACCTACAGATTCTAGATTTCTTCGTACACTTTGATCTGGACGAGTCTTTCCAAGAGACTATTCGTTCTAGACATCGTGATGCATTTTCGTATGACTCATTCTCTGAGGGTGAGAAACAACGTATTGATTTGTCCCTACTATTTACGTGGAGACAGATTGCGAAGATGAAGAATAGTGTGGCGACCAATCTACTAATCCTTGATGAGACATTTGACTCGTCTCTGGATGAAGAGGGTATTGAAAACCTCATGAAGATTATCTCTACGCTAGGTGAGGATACCAACGTTTTTGTTATCTCTCACAAGAGTGAACTTGAGGATGCACAGTTCCACCGCAAAATCGAGTTTGTAAAAGAAAAGAACTTTAGTAAGATCAAATGAACGTTATAGAGTTTGAGAATTTTTTATCCGAACCCAAAAAGTATTCAGATTATATTAATAATTTGTTGACACGTCCAGACAGAAAAAGTTTGAACAGTTTTGGTGTTAACTTTTTTTGGTCAAAGGAACTATTCCCCGACCCCAATTGTATTCCACCACCTATTCTCATTCACTATCTTGAATATGGGAATAGTAAACTTAACCAAGAATTGAAAAATGAGATTGATGTTAAGTTGTCAGAGAAAGGACTTGACTTTGAAGTTGATAATATTGTTATCCATGTTATGACTAAGGGTTCTTGGATTAACTGGCACACAGACGGATATGATGATGAATTTGGTGAACTGAACCCAGATTCTCGTGTTGGTGGTTTAACTATTTACTTAAATCATGAATGGGGACTTGACAAAGGTGGTGAGTTCATGTATAATATTGATAATAAGGTGGAAAGAGTAACTCCATCTTTTAACAAAGGACTTGTCGTTAATAGTAATATTCGACATAAAACAACACCAGTACTTGGGAATAATCTAAGAAAATCGTTACAAGTATGGTTAAAACGAAAAGGTTCGTGACCATACACTTTATAAACTATACAACCGAAAGGAATATATTATGGAATTATCCGATACTACGTTGAACGTTCTGAAGAACTATTCAACAATCAACCCAAACATTGTTATCACTGAGGGTAACACTGTAAAGACCATCTCTGTTGCAAGGAATGTGTTATCTAAGGCAGAACTCACCGAAGAGTTTCCCGCCTCATTTGGCATCTATGACTTATCAGAGTTTTTGAATGTACTGTCATTGGTTGACTCACCACGACTCAAGTTCGAGAAGGACTATGTGACTGTAGGTGATTCTACTGGACGTTCGTCTGTGAAGTACTTCTTCTCTGACCCAGAGATGTTGACATCGCCTGGCAAAGACATCAATATGCCAGAAGCGGAAGTTAAATTTTCTCTAGATACTGATACTCTAGGTAAAGTAAAACGTGCCGCTGCTGCACTTGGACACGATGAGATTTCTATCTCACCGACTACTGGTGCGGTTCGTCTTTCTGTTATTGATAGTAAAGACTCAACGAGTAATGCATTCTCTATTGACGTAGAGGGTACATACCCCGAAGGAGTTGATTTCAACTTCATCATGAATGTTAGCAACTTAAAAGTTGTCAACGAAGACTTTGAGGTGGGTATTAGTTCTAAACTAATTTCTCAGTTCACTAGTAAACAATCTGCGATCGAATATTTCATCGCACTTGAAAAATCATCTACTTACGGAGCATAATAAGATGGCTAAAGAAAAAGCGCAAGAACAAGACCACACTTCAATCTACGAACTGGGTAACCGAGTTGCTCGTTCATCAGTTGCGGTAATCGACACGGTAGTACAACGTGGTGGTTTCAAAGGAGAAGAACTGTCAACCATTGGTCAACTACGTGATCAAGCGGTTCAGATCATTCAACTCTGTGAAGAGTATCAGTCTGCACAAGGCGTTGAAGACTAAACGGTACTATTCAGTATCGTGGGGGTGGGTGAGTCCTCCTTTCCTCCCCATCCCCAAACTTTTCTTGACTTTTTGTTTCATATGTTGTACAATGTATATACTACGAAACACTTTTATTTTATTATGGAGACACAATGTCTAAAGAATTTCTATGGGTTGAGAAGTATCGTCCCCGACTAATCGGTACTACTGTTCTACCCCAAGACCTGAAAGATACATTCCAAAAGATTGTAGACTCAGGCGAAGTCCCCAATATGATGTTCACTGGTACTGCTGGTACTGGTAAAACCACAATCGCACGTGCGATCTGTGACGAACTTGGTCTTGATTATATCATCATCAATGGTTCGGAAGAAGGGAACATCGATACCCTACGTGGTAAAATCAAACAGTTTGCCTCATCTGTTTCTCTCTCAGGCGGTTACAAAGTCGTAATCCTTGATGAGGCAGACTACCTTAATGCACAATCCACCCAACCCGCTTTGCGTGGTTTCATCGAAGAGTTCAGTAAGAACTGTAGATTCATCCTGACCTGTAATTTCAAGAACAAGGTCATTGAACCTCTACACTCCCGATGCGGTGTGTACGAGTTCAACACATCCAAGAAGTCTATGGCACAACTCTGTGGTGAGTTTATGACTCGTCTACAAATCATCCTAGATGGTGAGGGTGTCAAGTATAATAATGATGTGATTGCTGGATTGATTGGTAAACACGCACCAGACTGGAGACGTGTACTCAACGAGGCACAACGACATTCCATCTCTGGTAAACTGGATACTACAGTTCTCATGGGTAGTAATGATGATAACTATGGTGGTCTTTTCAAATCGTTAAAGGCAAAAGACTTCAAGAAGATGCGTAGTTGGGTGGTCAACAATATGGACACCGAACCTGCCGCAATCTTCCGTGGTATCTATGACTCTATGGAAGGTAAGGTACAACCACAGTCTATTCCACAACTGGTTCTAATCCTTGCGGACTACCAGTACAAGAATGCGTTTGTTGCAGACCATGAGTTGAATCTGGTCGCCTGTTTGACGGAGTGTATGGCAAATGTGGAATTCATCTAATATCAGTGTGTCCCCCAAGGCGGGACAACGACAAATCGCAGATATAATTGAAGCGAATCTCGCAGACTACTATGTTGAACAGGGTGGTAAACTACCTGACTCTGTTCGGACTATAGAAGATGTATCTCTGGGTGACACACTTATTGATATTAAAACAAGAGATGTCAATCGTAAGTTCTCTATGCCGAATCTCATTTCGGTTGCGAGACTACGTAAAAATAAAGACACCGAGATCGTTTATCACTTTGTTGACTATGAGGTAAATGATGATGAGGTTGTTGTTCTGAATCAAACCATTGTTCCCATATGGGAGATTGATTGGTCTGTGTTGAAGATACAGAATCTCGGAAAGGGACAGTTACAACTCTGTGGTGTAAAGGATTATAGTAGACTCCCTAGATACAAAGGGACACAAGAAGAATGGTTTGTCCGTTTGGAATTAGAGATGGTTAATTTCTACAAGAAACAGATAACCAAGTTTGAGTCCTTACTTGAGGATTTAACAGTATGAGTAAAGATAAATTGGACAGGTTCGACCTCGAACAAAACATCATGAACTCTTGGTTGATAACCCATGACATAGACTTGTTATTGGAACAGATTCATGATGACACTAGGTTCGTTGGTTTGAGTAATAAGGATGCAGACCTATTATCCGCAAAGTTGATGGGTATTAGAGAACTGGGTGATATGCGGTTTGAGAAGTTATGGTCAGTGTTCGAAACTCTGGTAGAGGAACGTCAAATCGTATGAAAAAATGGTGGAGAATCTGGGCAAAGTCGTTAGGTGAGAAAGTCGGAGAGACTGACAAACAAGCTGATGCGATTGCAATAATCAGAACCTTCTGGTGGTTCGTTCATGTTGCAACCTGTTTCTTCATTATATTAAATGCAATTGCCAACCACGGTTGGAACTTAATAGGATTATAGTATGGTAAAATTTGGCAGAATCTTTCTGTTATCTTTCCTTGCTGCAACAATTGACAATACCGATAATAATTACGGTGTAAGAACGTCTATGAGACGATTCAAAGAATGTAGAGAACTTCAAACAACTAAGGATTAATATAGTATGGATTATCAAGAAGACGTAGAAAACTTTATGTTGGCAGGAGAACAAGACTTTCCTGATTTCATGGGATTGGAGAGTGGACAGGCAAACCTGTACATGAATCTAATAACCGAAGAGTATAATGAGACCCTAGAGGCGTTCCGAGACCGAGACCTTGTAGAAGTTGCGGATGGTCTTGCTGATATGGTATGGGTCATCATGGGTATGGCATCAACACTGGATATCCCATTCGATGCTGTCTGGAATGAAGTTAAGGCATCCAATATGTCTAAGTTCGTTGATGGTAAAGTGATCAAGAATGCAGATGGTAAGATTATGAAACCTGATACGTTCTTTGAACCAAACCTCGCAAAAGTATTGTCCGACTATAATGGATAAGTGGGATAAGGCCCATCTAGAGGTCGCATCAACCTATGCAAATCTATCGTCCGCACGTAGGATGAAGGTTGGATGTGTTATTGTAAAAGATAATAGAATTATCTCTATTGGTTACAATGGTATGCCGAGTGGATGGGACAACAACTGTGAAGCAGAGATTGATCGTCCTGATGACACACCTATTCTTATAAGTAAGAAGGAAGTACTTCATGCGGAATCGAATGCGATTACAAAGGTTGCAAAGTCGAACGAATCTGCGGAGGGTGCAGTTCTCTATACAACGTGCGCCCCATGCATCGACTGTGCAAAACTCATCCACCAAGCAGGAATCGAAAGAGTCGTCTATGGACACGACTACAAATGTAAAGAGGGGTTGACTTTCCTTGAGAAGTGCGGTATAATGTTGGAAACTACTGAAGACGAAGACCCTATTGACTTACCTTGGAAACGGAGACTATTTCCCTGATGAACCCTTTTGATTATGTAAATGCGATTAACTATTCCAAGAAAGATATTATGGTGACTCGTGATGACGAGAAGGCATATGCACCTTTTATGGTAAACCGATCATTATCATATTTTTCTGACACTGTAGTTATTGCTAATGAGATGAACAAATTCCACCACTTAGACTCACGTCTACAATTCTCGTTTCTTATAAATATTATTAGGAAACGTAAACGTTTTTCTAAATGGGTAAAACCTGAAGTACAAAATGACATTGAGTCGGTGAAAGAATATTATGGATATAGTAATGAAAAGGCACGTCAAATACTATCTCTCTTATCACCTTCCCAAATTAAACAAATAAAAGAAAAGGTGAATAAAGGTGGAAGAAAGTAACTTAGTCTCATGGAGTCCCTTGAGTATGTTAGAGATAACTCTGGCAGAACCCGATGACTTCCTCAAAGTGCGTGAAACTCTAACAAGAATTGGAGTTGCCTCACGCAAAGAAAATAAACTGTTTCAGTCCTGTCATATCCTCCATAAACAGGGACGATACTATGTCGTTCACTTTAAGGAGTTGTTTATACTTGACGGCAAGAAAGCAAACCTAGAACAATCAGATATAGAAAGACGTAATACCATTGCGACACTTCTTGCTGACTGGGGTCTAGTAGAGATTCAAAATAAGGAAGTCGCAGTAGAGTGTGCTCCACTACGACAAATTAAGATTATCGGATTCAAAGAGAAAGACCAGTGGGAGTTATGTCCCAAATATAATATTGGAAACAAGTAGGAGTAAATTATGAGTATAGTGATAGGTGGTGAGTATCTAGTGTTCGCTTCAAATAAGAAGTCTTTTATTGAAGAGTGTACATGGACAAAGGGTAGTTTCGAGGATAATGATTATCTTTCTGTAACACAAGCAGAAACGATGCGGAATGGTTCATATATCATTCGACCAACGAACGAAGATGAAGTCGAAGACCTAATGAGTGCTGAATATCTAGATGATGACGAAATCTTTGAGTTTGAATCTTTCGAGGATGTCGAGTTCCAAGAGTCGTATGATGGTTGTGGTATTGACTATGAGTTCGAAGGGTTTGGTGCCGAAGAGGAAGAACAGTTCCTTGATGACCTTTACGAACACGATAACTTTCCTGACGACTTCTTCCGAGAAAGAGGTTACGAAGATGTTGACTACCGCACCTACATTATTGGCCCAGTCGATATAGAATCTGTAGGAGATTAGAATGGACTTTGCAAGTATTTGGAATAGTCTGAGTTACACCGATGGATTGTTATTCAGCGTTTGGTTGGGTGGATTATACTGGGGTAAGGTCTGGATTGACTATCGTTTTCGTAGGAAAGAACGTTCGGATTACTAATGTATAATAACTTCAAGGGTAAGTTCACTCCCAAGAATCCAGAGAAGTACTCTGGTAATGTCAAAAAGATAATATACCGCAGTAGTTGGGAACGACTACTGATGGTGTATTGTGATAAGAAAGATCAGATATTACAATGGTCAAGTGAAGAGTATAAAATCCCTTATGTATTCGATGGTAAGAACCGCACCTACTATCCCGACTTCTGGATTGAGATGGTTGATCATACTGGAGAAATTCAGAGAAAGATCATCGAGATAAAACCTCATTATCAAAAGAAGTGGAAGATCAACAAGGTCAAGTGGAAACAGGCGAGGAAGTTCGCCAAAGAGAATCACATGACATTCGAAGTAATGACCGAGAAGGAGTTGTTCTAATGAGAGCAGTATATCGTTTCAAAGGTAAATTGTTTCGTAAGTTGGTCGATATTGCAGACCGAGTAGACATCTGGTTTCGCAACACTTTCAACCGCAGTCCCAAACAAAAAGCACTTGAGTTGTCTCAAGATGTCATTCCTATGAAGAAGTTGGATAATACAATAGGAAAGAAACTAGGTATAGTTGAATGAAACTGATTGGATTTGACAAACACATAGAAGAGATTCGTGCGAAGAAACATTGGTGGGGGCCAAAACAGAAGATTGACTGGACTTGGGATGACTGTATGCCCCTAGTCGATTCCCATCCTGAGAAACTCTATGATTGGAATAGGGGAAAACACAGACTGGGTATGAACTCATTTCACCGAAGACCTTCTGCACCTCAAATTGCAAAGGACATTGTGGAGGAAATGGAGAGGTTCTTTGTTGACCCAGCACCAAAGAAATTTGATGAAGAGTATACAAAAGGAGCGCCCCATGTCTCAAATATTGCGTTTTGCGGATTTGGTCAAAACTCTGGTTCATATCCAAGACATAAAGACAGTATGGATGTGTTTCTACTTCAGATGATCGGTGAGTGTAAAATCACTATCGGTTATACCGAAGAACCATCCAACAAAGACGAAACTCGTATTATGCAACCAGGCCATTGCGTGTTCATCCCAAGGGGAACATGGCATAGACTGGAACCCACAGTATCAAGAGTAACATTCTCATTTGGTTTTGAGAGTGACCCCGACTGTGACCCATCTACATTTATATAAAAAAACTTGACTTTATAAGTTAAAAATGTTATATATAGTAGTGTCACGAAATCAATCGAGAGTAGTGACAACCGTAGGAATGCCGAATGGTCGGGTTCCTATTCATCTTGCTAAATTAATATAG